CAACGTACACCTTGATCAGCCCAATAGCGTTCTGTTACTGGTTTAAAGTCTAAGGTAATAGGATGCCTGTCGTCTTGTATATCGACAATCTCAACATTATTTCGCTGTAAAACGTCCACGATAGTATCAAGATGATTAACATATCCAGTACCACCAATACCGAAAAAATTAACTTTGCCATCCCATCTTCCTAACTTATATTGTGGCATATAGCGAGCGTAAGGAACTTCAAACTTGAGTGCATTCGCAATCTTTCTACGAACATCGACCTCAAGGCCTTCAAGTTTAATGTTAACCTCGTCTTGTATAATTAATCTACAACTAGCCATATATACTACTATGTCTCCTAAATGGACTTAGATACTCTTCTCTAAAAATAACTAAATCACATGTATCTGTAACAAAGGTATCTAATGTTTTATCAAGCATACTATCAAAACATAATGCTACTGTTGGTTTACATTCACAGTTTACAAGAAGTTTGGGTAGTTTATCTTTACTAATATACACTATTTTTGTTGATTTGTCAACCCAATTATTAACTTTTCTATCCTTGACTAAATGATTAAATCCTGCATTTTTATCATCTAATCTAAATAATACACTTTGTTGATCTGAATTTAGTATATCTCTATAGTACGTAAGCATAGAATGTAATTGTAATTCAGCTTTATCTTTACTAAGAATAACCAGCATAGGAAATCTATCAAGTTGCCATAAACTTCCTAGCAGTTGATCTAAAGTTTCTATACTAGGTTTGCTTTCGTATACAACAGTATTTCTAAATGCAATAGACTCTGTAATATTTTTTGGGTCTAGTACATCTATATGTGCCAAACCGTATTTGAATTTTCTATCAGCATATTTTAAAAATGTGTCATCATTTAATTTTCCTATGTCTGATTCCATTAATTCTTTTGCTGATTGATTAACATTACGTATTTGCATATCAAAAATACCAGGAACATATTTTTCTTTTTGTGCTTCCATATGTTTCATTTCATGATATACCTCAACTAATTCAGTATCAATTTTAAAACTTTTACCAGCAAATCTATTAAGGATATTTAAAACATTTATTTCTGTATAATCAAAGAAATGTTCATGTGATCCTTTTTTATGATTGTATCCTTTAGCTTTATGAGATATTTCATTAATTAGCATTATGTCGGATTTCTTAAAAGGAAACCTAACTTTAATTTTATCATTTTTTAATGTAATGTATTTTTCTCTGTTAATCTCTCGCAAAGGATGCCTTAGCTTATTAATTTCTAAGGGAATATCGGCGTTGTCAAACTGATCTTTATATGCAAGAAGTTTTGTTTGCATTAATGCAAACTGTCTATCTGTAAGTGCAGTTCCTTTAAATACTTGCCTGGCTATACTATGCATAATAGTATAGTCTTCTTTCATTAGAGAAAAATTGTCAGATTCTTTTCTAAATCCAGCAAGTAGTTCAAGGCAGTCTTCTATAGTATTCTCAAGCATACTATATTATAGCTTAAGAAAGCTTAGATGTCAAGTTCTTTAATGGTATTCCTGCAGATATTTCATCTAATGTATATTCAGTATGTGCATAGTCATTGAGCCATTGTTGCCTATCTGGCATTTTTGGATTCATTATATCGTTTAAATTAAGATTACCTACATCATATGCTAAACTACTTGGTCCTACGAATGCAGGCTTACCTGCAATAATACTGTGTGGACCTGGGTTACTGCTCCAACAAACTGTTGCCCATGCTGCTCTAACATCAAAGTCGTAGTCGTCGTATGTACTTTCTATTTTAGTAGGGGTTTGCCGTATAACATTTTTAAAATCATTCTCAACATACTGTACAGGATATCTTGGATGGGGCCGCCAGTATATGGGCATATCAGTATGTTCACGAATTGTGTTAATAGTATTGCCTAACCATGCAGTCATATTAGGCATTAGTTCCCATTGCTGACTTTTTTCGTGTTGTCCGCATATAAGAATATAATCGCCCTCAGTTCGCCAATCTTTAAGATGTAGTCCTAGCTTATTAGCTCTTGTGTAGTCATTACCTGTTGGTCCGAAGTAGGCGTCGCGATTAATACCATTCAATCCTACTTTCCATGTAGTGCCTCTTTTTATACCGCCTACTTCAAGTACTATGGTTGGTTTTTTATTGTGTTGATTATCTTGCCATATACGTTTATTTGCAGCCATTCGGCCATGCCAAAGAACACTCCAAATAACATCAACATCACTGCTCCTATCATTATTGCTAACATCATAGCCAGCATCCATAAGACTGTTAGCAAAGGCATCAAAAACTGGTCGGCTATTGAGTGCGCCATAATCTCTCCATAAACTAAACTTCATTCCAATATGCTTCCTGCCTTCGTTCCATGAGGTCTTTGTTTCTGCTACGTCCTTCTTTCTTTCTTGCACCTTTTAAGTGATCTAACCATTTACCTAATTCACTGTTAATTAGAGGATGTCCGCCGCCTCCTGTCTTAGCAGGATTGTTGTAAATGTTTTCACTATAATCGTGTGCAGTAGGAAAGTCTGCTTTTAAATTATTAAGTATGTGTCCAAACACATAGCTGTCGTGCCATTCTTCCAATTTAAATATACCGTTATCGGCATCTTCGTATACTCTTTCAAACTCTTTAATAAATTCATGACATACAGGATGGTTCAAGTTAAGACCGTAAAATCCACACTCTGGCCATGTTTGTGATCCTTTACCTCGACCTACATAAGTTATCCATGCGTTTTCTGGCAGCAAGTTTACAAAGTCATTGTAGGACCAAGGACTATGTACAAACGTATCTGCATCCATCCACACACACCAGTCCTTAGAGCGTGTTACAGCGTCATACACTGCGTATGTTTTATTAGCAAAGCGTACAGCGTCCCATTTAAATTCTTTATGCCAGTCACGAGGTCTACGTGCTTTAATATCATCTGGCGGTATACCATTTGCTTTTGGTACATCTTTCCAACGCTCTTTAAATGCTACGAGTTTAGGTAATGCTTCAGTAGCATCTAATATAGTAATTTGATCTGGGTCTGGATTAACTGGAGTACAACCTTCTGCATATACTAACAGTTTAATACGCTTATCTATATTTTTTGCAAAACTATCTAAGAATCTCTGTCCATAAACTTCAAGTCCTTCTTTATGAAATGTTGTTAGTGCTGTTATATTTTTCATCTTTTATCCGCCCATTGTCTAAGATGTTTCCATGCAGTCCCATCTTTTAATTCGTCCAAACTCCAATGCATTTGTGCCATCTTTTCAATCCATGGTTGCCGATCAAAAGTTGTAATATTTTCTAAGTCAGCAAAGTTTGTATGTGCAACATCTTTAGCTTGACTCCTAGGAGCATCTGTTAAAAATATAGGAACTCCTTCAATTGCTGCAACAACACCCGGACTTGAATTATGATTAACTAAACAGTGTGCGGATGTAAGATCTTGCATTATACTATCTGCATTTGATACTCTAACATTAGGTAGTCTATATCTTACAATTGATCTTTTATGTTCTATTTGATTTTTATCTCCTGGATGAAATCTTATGACAATAGCTCTATCAGAATATTTTCTAATTTCTTGAATAGTTCGTACTACCCAAGGAAGTAGTGGTTGGTTATCCATACTCCAACCACCGTCACGTTGACAACAAATTAAAATATAATTGCCATTATTTTTCCAAGGTTTTATTTCTAATCCTAATTTATTTTTAATTAATTCCCATCGTTTAGGATCAGGCGCACCATTACAATACTCTCCTGTAGTTGGAAATATTCCATCATAACTGTATCTTAAAAACTTATTACTGTTACCAGGATCTGCATACAAAAATAAGTTTGCGTCAACTATAAGAGTTCGTTTACCTCTTTTTTGTTGATGTTCGATTACCCTACGTCTTAAATCTAAATGCTGTGATCTTTTACTACCAGGATGTACAAATCCCTGCATTACAGCTACGTCAGCATCTACAACATTGTAATCTGTTACAATAGTTCCTTCGTCGCCGCCTTTCCAAACACCTTCAATTGCGTTTACTATTATTGCTGGTTTTTCAGGGTTGGTGTTACCAGGTGGTATTCCCATAAGGTAACTTGCAACTGATATGCTCATCTGATTCCATACTCCCTCAGCGTCGGTAGCACAGTTCCTGCTACCATTTCTTGTGGATTATATTGACAATAACCTAACCAGTTTTGCCAACCTATTACTTTTTCTTCTTCTACATACAACGGATTTTCGATACTACTTAAATCAGTTCCGCAAGCAAAATCAGCAGCATTTGGTGCTAGTGTAAAACAAGGTATGCCATAGCCAATTGCTTCTGTTGCAGCTATACTATTATATGTTACTACAGCAAAAATATTATCTTCTTCAAATTGATGATATATGCTATTGTCTCTGACTCGTTCTCTTCTAAGGCCTTTGTTTCTTACAATTACTTCTCTATCAGTATATTTTTTTATTTCAGCAATAGTATTTTCAATCCATTCATCTCGTTTAATGCCATAAAAGGCACAAGGTTTATCGGATGGTGTAACTAACAATATAGCACTTCCATTTTTCTTCCAACCTTTAAATCTAATATCTTGGCTGTCAATGCAATTATTAAACCTATCTGCTGGTAGATCAAATCTTGGTTGGCTGTGTTGCATGCCGTTAGGTACAACACGATGCCAATGTTTCTTTTTGTTTAGATTTCCGATATACCCTGTATCTATATAATAGTATGGACGCTTTTGAAACTCGCACATATTAACTGTTTTTCTCTGCGCCATACTACGAAATACAACAGGAATATTTGTATCCCAGTGTTGTAAAGCTTTCCATCCTGGTATCTCTTCAGATTGAGAACCTTGTGCAAAGCAACTAACAATAGCATCTCGCGTATCTATTGCTAACATCTCTGCACCTGTTTTTAGTTCAACCATTATTCATCATCTCCTGGAGCTCTATTTTCCAAGTACTATGCCAGCCACAGTTTCGGTAATTTTCGAACCAAGGTCCCCCTTCTGTATAATGTAATGCTTTAGGTGAACCGTCTTTGCCTTCTTCATACCAATCAGTAAGCCAATTCCATTCATGACTAATTTGTCCTATTTCGGAGTCATCTAGCCAACTAAATCTATGTAAGTATGCACCTGTAATTTCTGGATTGTTAACTAAATTTAGATCTAATTTTTTATTACTTGGATGCCCGCAATTAAATAATACAACACTAGACCAGTTTTTGCGGGGATAAACTGTTTGTGTTTGTCCATCCATTTTTACTCCTTCTTTAGGAGTATAATCATGCTGAGCACACATAACTGCATACTTGTTATCAGCTTGATCAAATAGTTCTTTAATATCTTCAATAAAAATAATATCACTATCACAGAACAATGCCCAGCCATCAAAATTACATAGTTCTGGTACTAAAAATCTAGTGAAAGTAAATTCTGTGCTTGCTAGTTTATCTATTGGTCTTGAATACCAACCTTGTTCTCTTAATTCATTTTGCTTTAGTGGACGTACTTCTACATTCTTATTACGTGATTCAAGACTATGCTTACATACTTGATAAGCAATATCTTCCCTAGTATCATATCCTACAAATACTTTCATTAATCCCTTCTCTCTATATCTTCTTCAATGCATTCACTACCCCATTGTATTTCAAGAATGTGTGCATTTTCTGTTCCGTAGTTGGCTGGTTTATGCCATACTTCTTTATCTATTTCATATGGTAACGTGTGTGGTTTAAGTTGTACTACAGTTATATTGCCGTGCCATTCTGTTGTCATGTCCACAACACCTTCTAGTATTATCCACTGCTCTGAACGTTTGAAATGTTTTTGATCACTTAGACTTTTGCCAGGATAAATTACAAGCTCTTTTACTTTGTAACCTTTTTCTGGTTTGTGATCTAACACACGCCAATATCCCCACTGTCGTTCTGTCTTTTGTGTTTTCCATTCGTCTAATATCCAGCTACTACTATTAGCTTTATTTTCGCCGCCTACTCCGTAAATAAATTTTATATTTTTATAATCGCCAAATAATTTCTCTTCTGGTACTGCTCCTTCTACTCTATCTCCGCCGTTAGCAAAAATTATTTCATCATTGGAATTAGTAGTAGATTGAAGTAAAAATATAGCTCCACCTGCTGTGTCATCGTCATCATTAAAACTAATAACTCTATCTACTACACTAAGTTCTTTTATAATAGATAGTCTTTCTTCAAAAGGCATAAATGGTCTACCTTTTTTGCGTGTAAGCCAGTCATCTGAGTTAAGTCCAACAACTAGTTTTGTACCTAACTGTTTGGCAGCTTTAAAGTAAGCAATATGCCCACTATGTAGAGGATCAAATCCTCCGGTGACTAAAACGTACTTCTCTGTCATGCTAGTACTTATATTAGTAGTTAATGATTTTAAAATATTATGGTTTGTATGCTGCTACACCTAAATGTTTTATTGTAGGTTTGTGTAATGATCTTATATTTGTATATCCGCATTGTTCTAGTAATGCTTTCATTTGAGGGTAGTTATAACCACTCTTGTGCAAATCCCAAGTTTCTCCCTTTTCAGCTTCTCTTTGCCATCCCCAGAAACCTGCTCTAGCATGTGCTATGTTCTTACCTACTTGCCATTGATGTACATGAAAGTCCATATTAGGACAACGTATATCTATTTCACCACCTGATTGTAAAATATTAAAACATGCTTTGAGCCAACGTTCTCCTTGTTCGAATGTAAGATGTTCTATAAAGTGTCTTGAAAAGATATGTGTGACTGTATTAAATGGTATTAGTAAATCTATTTCATAAGCAGGACATACATAATCTATTCCCGACAAATTTCTAATATCACAAGTTTTGTAATCTGGATAGGTTGGAGTCTCTCCGCAACCAAATTCTATTTTCATGTTGCAAAAAACTTTCTAACAAAGTTGTTTATAATTATAGACACGACTTTGTTGTTAACATGTCTTGGTGTGTTGTCTTCAAACAGTGTAGGGAAGTCTGTATGAGCTCCTACCCAACGTACCATTTCATAGCTAGGCCAGTAATAGCAAGTAGATGGATTATGTTGTGCAAAGAATTGATCAAGTGCTACACGTAACGTCGACTTACTTACACAGTCACTAATCATCGTCGGTCTTCCCATAAAGGTTGCATTAAGTGGTACAGGACTAAGTGTAAAAATAACCTGAGTGTCTGCTCCAGCGTGAGTAGTAATTAAATCGTAAATACGTTTCATATTATCTACGTTTTCTTGTACTGTACTAGTTACACATTCATGCTTGTCTGGATCAAAATATTTTGCAGGAACCCCACGCCAAAACACTTGTTTAGTGGCTCTATCTCGCCAAACTTCTGCTAATCCGAATGTAACTACTACCCCTTTTGTCTTTTTAAAATGCTCCAAGAGAGCCTTTTGTTCATCTTCAGGTTCCCATTTATACGCACCTGCTTGTGGATCGTTGTCATACCAATAAGCATCTGTACTACGATCTCCTGTAAGTGCCCATTCAAGATATTGCCTTACTGCAAATGAATTATTAAGCCCTTCTGGTACATTTATGTAATCACTATTTTTTCCATTTGCTTTTAACCAGTTACGCAATCTTTCTGCAAAACAACTTCCCATTGTAACTACTGTGCCGTCAGCTGGTATAGTAGGAGTTTTAGGTCCGTGACCTGTAAACACAAATTCTTCTGCTAGCTTTTCTAAATCGTCAAACTGAGATTTGTCTTTTGGAAAATAAGATATTAAATCGTTTGTGTGCCATTTGCTTTTTACTAAATCTATATTACCAGCTGACATTTTTCCGCTACCTTTTGAATTAGCAGTAGCATTTGCTAATCTAGCTTTAGCCATATTATATAATTCCCCTTAATAAGTGATACCATGGATCGCCTTTAGCAATTTCATCTTCTCTCCATTGACAGTAACCTAAGTTATTAAGCCATTGTTGTCGATCAAAATACTCTAAGTTTTCAAGTGTATTTAAGTTCTTATTAGAACATTCCCAAGCCATTGAACTAGGGCATAAACTAAAAGTAGGTATGCCTTCGCATATACTTTCTGTTAGTGCATTACTATTAAAGCCTACTACTGCATATGCATTTTTAAAATCTTCGTATAGTCCTGCTCCGCCTTCTAAGTTTCCAGAGCCATGCATATTTTTACTAATTGATATTCCGCTAGTGTCTATCTTTTCAAGTGCTTGTCTTTGCCTATCCATTCTAGCAGGATGCATTCTAGCAACAATAGGACGGTCAGTATACTTGCGTATTTCGTTAATAGTATTAGCAATAAAATTATCAAATGTTTTATGTTTAGTCATTAAGTTTTTTAAACTACTATCGCCAGGGCGTTGCATTGCTAGTAATATATACTCACCGCCTTTTTTCCAGTCTTTTATTTCAATATTTTGATCTGCTTGTATTTGATTCCATCTATCGTCTGGACAGTTTTCGTTACAATAGTTTCCTTCATCTCTAAAATAACTTGTCCAACTCCATCTATGATATGCTTTAGGATGAGGAGGAAATGGCATGTTACGTCTAAACACACTACTTTCGACTACAATATATGGCTTCCCACTGTCGCGTATATATTCATACTGTGCTCTATACTTTCTAAAGAATTTATTTTCTAATATATTTGCTTGTACAAATACATCAGCTTTTTCTATTATAGCTTGATTTTCCCAAGGTACAACTTTAAAATTAGGTAAGTGGGGAAGAGGGTGTGTTCTATATGAACCTTCTATTCCTACCACAAGCTTATCCAACATTATTAAAATATAATCCTCTATTTTTTACAAAAGCTTTTTTACCCTTTTTACCTAAATTTAGTGTAGAATTTAGTCGTAAGAACCTTGTTTTGCTTTCGTCTAGTTTAAATCCGTTTTCTTCAAAACGTTCAATCCAATAATCTTCTTCTTGTAGATTAACATGATGATGTCCGTTCCATCCTGGAGGTGCATATGTTACTACTACACTCTTTGCACGTTTAAAAGTATCCATGTAGTTGTTCATATACTGTTCTTCCACATGTTCTAAAAATTCTACACTCCATGCTAAATCATAAGTATCTTCTATCTGCGGGCTACCTTTAGTATAGTCGTGTATAATAAAATAATTAGGATCAAATCGTGTTAACGTATAATCACCGTCAACGCCCATAGTGCGTAGTCCTTTGCTCTTAGCTAGTTCTACCATGCCGCCTGGTCCGCAACCTATATCAATAAAACTTTCTATGCCTTGATTAATTAACCATTGTAATGCACCTTCGTCTATGTGAGTTTTACCTTGGTGTCCTCCTAGGTGAGATTCTAATGTCATTATACTATATACCTTTTTAGTTGATCCGTATATTTAGGATTATTTTTATGCTTATCGCCCTTTAAAGTAAGAAATACACTTTTTGGATTTTGTTTACCCATGCATATCCATTCTTGAGGTGCTTCTTTGTATTGATGTAGGTTAGACAGTAATAAAAGAATATCTTGATCATGTCCGTATTCCCATTTATGTGTCTTTGTAATTAATAGATTGTTTGCATAGTCTTGTCTAAATAATTCTGTACCCAAAGTTACGAATCCACATAGCCAAGGGTGTATAGCATTTTTCTTGTGATGTTTTAAAACTGTAACGTCTGACGTTACATCGATAAATTCTTCTTTTGTAAATTCTCTAGTACAGATACTATCAGCATCAAGTATCATTACATGTTCATTATTTGTAAATTTCTTTGCCGCTACTACGAATCTAACACCTTGTAAATAAGGAACGGTTACGTAGTCATATTGTTCTGTAGTATAATCTACATAATCTAATTTATTTAATTTATCTGGATTTACTACATGACAATGCAATTGCAACCAATCGTGTGGGTTCAAATCGTGTATACTTTTTAATAAGTTATAAGCCCATTTATCATAATAATTTTGATCACATGCTACAAGTATATGCATTACAAGCTCTGTATACTAAAACGCTTTAAAAATTTATTATGTAGTTTTTGTTTACCTTTACCTTTACAATGAACCATATACTGATTAATGCCGCTGTTATTGAAAGGGCTTTTGTTGTTTACAGGATTAGGATTTAAATTTTTGAAACCTTCGTAGCCGCCAGCTTCATAGCTTAATCGCAATTGAAAAAAGATCCAACTATCGTGTGTTTCTCTCAATTCATCTAAATTGTTGCCTTCGTAGTATTCTTCGTATGCTTCTAAGAAAGTTTTTGCTAAAGGAGTTTTTAAATTATACCCCATTAGTCCACATTCATCATATGCTGTTTTTGTATTTGATGGACGGCCGAGATAAGATATACAAGACTTTTGTGGAAATAGTTCAGCAAGCCATTCCATAGTAATATAGTCGTGCATAAGAACATCAGCATCTAACCAAATTAAATAATTTGTATCACATACTTTAGCTTCTTCAAATATAGGAAATGTTTTATGAGCAAATTTAATTGCGTTCCATTTAAATTTCTTAGTATCTTTTACTGGAGCATCGCCGTTGTAGTGTGGATTATGCTTGTGTGTATTTTTAAATTTTACTAGTTTAGGACAAGTAGAATAAATGTCTTTAACAATAATCCTTTCTTTTAAGTTTCCAATATCAATATCGTCTTCAGAATAAATTACAATTTTGACTTCGGGAGGCAAAAATTGAGCCCAGCTTTGGATATTGATTTTGGAAGTTTCGTCCCAGTATTTTTGATTAAGACTTGTAATGATTGTGTACAACATATAATTTCCTTGTACATATAATTATTATTGATAGGAGTTATATCATGTCAATTACGAATCTTTCTATAAACTGGCATCCTCCATGCCTGCAACTCTTAGCTTAACTACATTAGTAATTTGCCATTGTTTTTGATCTAAGCCTTTAAGTAAGCCCAACCATTTGTTACGTATAAGTGCAAATTCGTTTATAATTTTTTCATAATCAACAACATCACGTTCTCCGTCGACATATTTTTCTACATCACGACTTGATAATGCTCGTTGATAATTTTCTAAATATTTTTTAAAAAATGAGCTACGCAATCTACGTAGCTCAATATTTAGATAGTTGAGTATTGCTTCAATTTCTTGAAGTTGATTAAATCTATGTTCGACGATTCCGGGCATTTCGGCAGCGGCACGTTCAACGTTTCCTTTTAGTTTAACCTCTTGACGTGCATCTTGTAATTCAGATTCAAAAAATGCTACTGCATCTGTAATTTTAGAAACGTCTCTTGAGATTTCACTATACCAACCCATACTTAATCCTCAAATTCATCGTAGTCATCATCGGTGTCTGCACTATCATCTAAGTAATAGTTTATTGCTTCATCTAATGAAGCACTTGACCCTAATGATGACACTAATGTTTCATCAGATACACCGTAGTCTGCAAGCATATCGACAAACTTTTCAGCAACTACATCAATTTGCTTTTTGTCAACATATTCTTTAAACAAGTTCCAAATGTCTACTATCTCTTCTTCATTCATTTACTGCTATCTCCTCGAGTTGGGTTTCATCGACTTCGTCTGTTACCTCAGCGGTATTTACCACATTAGCTTCTTTTAGTGCGAAATCCGACATTACCGTATCGAGGGCTGCTCCAGTCCAATTTTTTCTATACTCTAGTACTTCTTCGCCTGCACTAGTAGTATACTTTAAGCGGTTACCTTGCTTTTCAATTAAACCTTTTGCTTCAAATAATTCAACAAGCCCGCTGTAAGGATTCATACCTGTTTCATAAGGAATTTTAACCTGTACAGCTTCAAATGGTTTTGCATAACGTGTTTTCATAACTTTACAACCTGCACGTATACCCATTACTTGACTAATTTTATTACCGTCTTCATCTTCTTTTAGTTTAAGTTTTTTCATTGCAACAACAATACTACTTGCATAGATAAAGCCTTGTCCGCCGCTAATTTTATCATCAGGGTCAAACATATCTTGTGATGCATATGTGTGATTAGTACATACTAGTCCTACATTATGCGAACCAATCATGTTTACTGTGTTACGTACTAATGAAGTAAGTGCTTTAGGTTTACGACCCATATCACCCTTCATATCACCTTTATTAAACTGATCTACGTCAGTAGGTGTAAGTAACATACCTAAACTATCAATAACAAACAGCACTTTAGGTCGATCTTCTTCGTCCATTGCCTTATAGTCATTCATAAATGTACTAATAGTTTTAGCTACGTCATCGATCATTGACATATTAAGTTTAAGAAGTTTTTCTTCACTTGTGTCAACATCTAATGCTTGTAACCAACTTTCGTCAAGTGCATTTTCACTATCAATAAGAACAACAAAAATACCTTGATCTTGTGCGTGTTTTACAATATTACCTGCACAGAAATAACTTTTGCCTGCGCCTGATTCTCCTGCAAACACTGTTACCTTACCCATAGGAACACCTCTATTGAAGTCCCCACTAATAAGATAATTTAGTGCATACGAGCCTGTACTGATCCAATCAGTAGGATCGTTAAATCCAGCACTCATGCCTGAGATGCTTTTTGTTAAGTCCTTACGGAACTTGCTAACGTCAAATGATTTAGCCATAATTTCTCCTAATTAAAAGTAATGGGGGATTTCTCCCCCATTTTATCTTATGATTGTCTTGATCGAATCATTGCAAGAATGTCAGCAGCCTTATCGCCGCCTTCTCCTGCAGGTGCTGTCGCTGGCGCCGCTTCTGCTACTGGAGCAGGTGTTGGCTCTGCTACTGGAGCAGGTGCTTCTGCTACTGGAGCACTTTGGCTAGTAGCAGTTGCATTAGGTGATGCCGCTTTAGTTGGATCACCAGTTCTAGCTTGCATTCCGCTTGGACGGAAGTAGTTGCTCCAACGATCAGGATCGTATGCTTCACCATCTACTGATGCTTCAAACATTTCTTTCATGACCTTAATAGCCGTTTCGTCAGGCTTTTTAGGAAGGAAGTCTGTAAAATTAAACAGACCATTTGTGTTAACTGCATTCATTTCAGCATCACTTAACGGACGTTCTCTTCGAGCCCAGTTAGATGTTGAATAGTCTGCATATCCGCCTTTACTTGTTTTGTTAAGACGGAAGTCTACACCAGCAGTATAATCTGTTGGCAATTCTTCCATATCTGGATCCATAAGAGCCGCTTTAATAATTTGGAAAATTTGTGGACCAATAATAAAGCGTCTAATTGGATTTTCTGGAGTCTTATCGTCACCAAGTGGATTCTCAGTAACAAAGCCTTGGAAGATATAAGAACGCTTCTTCCAATACTTACGACCCATATCTTCAAGACTCGGATCTTTAAACCAACCACGTACTTCGTTTAAGATATCACAAGTTTCACCATACATTTCCATGCATGGTACTTGTACTTGTACAGGACGTGAATCAGTTTCACCTTTAACTCCTGCGAACGGAAGTTTGATCATCAAACGTTCTGCCCAGAAAAAAGTGTTATCCTCGTTGCCATCAGGAAGGAATCTGAAAGTTGTACTTTCACCTTCTTTAATATTCCAAAATGGGTAAATTGCGTTGTCGCCGCCGCTGTTAGAGTTACCGCTTGAGCGTGACTCTTGTTCTTTTAATTTAGCTCGAATTTCTGCTAATGATGCCATAGTTTTGCCTCCTATATGTGCCTATGATTAATTTAGTAGTGCCTAATTGTGCAATACATACTATGTATTATACACTCTTATATTTAGCTTGTCAAACGGTTTTTTTGATTATTTTTGGATGTAATTTTCTAGTACTGTAACATGAGCTTGCCAGGATAATGCAGTCAATATTCTAAAACTTACAGCCCATCTATCATTATTACCTATATCAACAGTGTGGGGAACATCAGTACGTACTAGTGTAGCTTCTTGGCCTATATTGCATCGATCAAGTTCTTTTAGTCCTGCAATAGGCCAATCTTTGCTTTGATTATTAACAGTTGTATTAACCTTGCCTGTGTGTTTGTAGGTTGGTGTTTCGTACCAAACCATTTCTGCATCATCAGGATCTAAAGTCCAATTAATTGCTCCACCATGTAGTGTGCCCGTACTACTTACATCAACATGTGCTACTGAGTGTTGTGCATTTTTGTTTTTATAAAATAGTTGTACATGCCCAGGAAAAATATTAAAATCATGTTCTAAATATGTTAACCATTCTTTACTAAACAGTTTACTAGCATCTAGTGTCCATACTCCTCCTGTGTCAGCATTATATGATGCATGTTCTCCAGGTCTATAAGGATCTGATAATATATAGTCTTTTAGATCTACAATAAGTGGTGCTATGTCAATGTTTAGTTTGTGCCAGTAATTATTAGCATTTGGAAGATTATCTAAATCTCTATCTTTGTGTAGGTCTATTAGTGTTTGTATAAACTTACGTTCTATTGTAATATCTATATCAAAATGTTTATTAATTGTGTGTGATATTTCTTTTGCACTATAACCGTATTCATATAGATTTTTGATTACATAAGGATCTGATAGACTGTATCCTTGATCCACTAGTCTATAGATATCTGTTTGACAATCCAATTTATCTGACGCCGGCTAATTCCCGCATTCTATCGTATTCAGCATCTGTTTCCATTTGCTGGGGGTTTGCTTGCATTTGCCATTCTTCAAATTTTGCTTGAATTTGTTCTATAAATGCCTTAGCAGGTTCTATGAACTGCTCACCGTAGTCCTTCTCTATCATTGTAAGGACTGCTGTTTCGCCTTTTGGAAATTCGCCTGTTTCTTTATCAAAGTAACTAAGTATGAATTCGCCTATTGGTGTCTTTTGTTTCTTTTCAGCCTCGCCGTCGTCTTTACTTATTGCACCATCTTTATCAATTTTGACATCCATGGTGTCATCTTCTTTTGTTCTATCAAAATCTGTTGTGTATAGATATTCTATTACAGGATATAGTGTGTTTACAATTTGATTGCCAAAGCGAGCATTTAGTCCTGATCCTGTCTCTGTTTCTAGTTTCTTTGCTTCGCCACGTAGTTTCATCATTGCTTCAATTGCTTGTTTAGCATTTTTATCTAGTCCGCTAAACCCATTTGTTCTTGCTTCAATAAACGAATACACATCCCATGTATCACCTACATATTGATTTGCTAAGTTGCCTTGATCGTCATCTTGGCCGCGTTCAATCTTTTTACCCATGCCACGTAGTGCGCCTAGTACTTCAACAGCATCTTGACTTGTATTAATGTATGCTTCTTCAAGATCGTTCTCTTCTATAGAGGCAGTTTGCATTTCGTCATCGTCTTTACTTTTGAGCATGTCAATTACTTTTTTGCCACCGTATAATAATGCAACTACTGCTAGTGCAGGTAGTGCGTATTTTGCTGCCATTGCTGCAACTTGTTTGACAGCGCCGCCTCCTAAAAATGCTGAAATCTCACCTTGAATTGCTTCAATTCCACCTTCAGCTTTTGCAAGTATATCTGCTGCTGAAGTTGCAAGATCGTCTGCCATGTCGCCTACTGCATCGATAGCATCGCCTGCTTTTTTGCCAACATATGCTCCGCCGCCGATGACTCCTGTAGCAACTGGACGTTTAGCTGCGCCTGCAATAATTCTTGCACCTATTTGTGCAAGCTTTGGTGCTGCTATTCTTGCCGCAGTTATTAATGCAGGAATAGCTAATGCTGGAAGAAATTCGTCTGTACGTTGTTCTGTTTCCATATTCTTTTGTACGTTTTCCCAGTCATTACCTGCAGACTTGCCATACTTTGCAATAAATTCTTGTTTGCTCATTTCCTGTGCATCTTGGTGCATATCACTCATAGCGCCTTCACCAAACTGCCCCATCATTTCTTCAAAGCCATCTTCAAGTGCAATTTCTTCTTTTGTTTTCTTTTTCTTTTTATGGTTTCCGCCACAACCCATTTCACTTACAGTATCTTCTTGGACTAGATCTTCTGGACCCAGCTCTTTAGCTTTAGTTATTTCACTTACTAGCTTAAACACATAAGGGAATATATCTTTGAGCTCTTCGTTAAACTGTTTAATAGTAAGTTGATCAATCCAATTCTCAGCTACGTCAGTAGGAACATCTTCCATTACGGCCGGTGCAAAGGATTCAAATGCTTCTGCGTAGTAGTCTTTCTTTTGTAGATTTTGTAGTGTCTTTTTAACCGTAACAATACGATCGTTTACAGCGTCAGTATACTCAGATAAACTTTCTGCCATCACAGCTGAACGACCCATATATCTTTTGAACTTACTTAATTTTGCTTGCTCTTCGGATAGGCTAACAATATGCTTACCAAAATCATCATATGCATTTCCGCCTTCAGCTACGTGGCGGGCCATTGCTCTTGCACCATTTAGATGTTTGTATGGATACTTGAAACGTTCACCTTCTGAACTTTCAATGTATATAGTGCCGACGTTTCTAGTACGTCCTGTTGCTTGCTCTTGATTAACACTTTCTGTATGTTTAATCACTAGCCGTGCATTGCCTACATCTTGGTAACTAATTCTACTAGTTCCATAGAGTTTTGATTCTGCCATTGTATTGTCTCCGGTCCGCTTGGATAAAAATTTATAATCTCTTTTTGTTAGATTTGATTTTGTTATGTCTCTAATTGAAAATTCTAGCATACGCTTTTTTGCGAATAATCTTAACTCCTTTAAAAAGCCATACCAATTATCTTTTGTTAATGAATCTTCATTGGATATAAAATCTTTAGAAAATATAACAGTCATGCCTTCGTCTTGGGTTATATTTACACTTACATTTCCTAAAACTTTATCAGATTCTTTGTATTCAAAATCAAAAAAACGTGCTTGCGAAGGCTCGTTAATGACTTCTCCTGCTTCGTTGCCAATAGTAATACTTGGAAAACGTCCACGTATTTTATTAAAAAGATCTTCGCCTATTTTATCAAGTTCTTGCATATTGTATTTATCAACTCTGTTAATAGTTTGTACTAATGAAGATAGGCATGGGTGCTTCGTAATCTGCTATTTCTTCGGCTTGCGTAAAGGTATTATATATGCGTGGATCCCAATCTTTAAGCACAGCCATCATTCTAATAGCAAGTAGTGCGGCACTGATTAAATCATCTGTTTGCCCTAGTTTGGCTTGATAACTAGAGCCAGTTGCAACATAGTTTTTTAGTTCTGATATAAATGGTTTGCTGTGTATAATCATTTTATCATTTTCTATCATAGTTTTTAATCTACTACAAGCTGTTATTTTTGTACCGTGTGTAGTATTAAATCCTTTGCGGAACTTGCGTACATGTCCTTTACGCATGGGCTCACTTACAAATAGTCCTGGTATATTTTCTTCACCAAAATCGTTAATTACTATTAATGCTGCTTCGCCGATGCCGTTGTTTTCAACACTCCAATAAAGGCCATTTTCATTGCCTGTTTCTTTTGTTATGTAACTGCATATATCAGACAATACTCTTATTTGTCCAGGTATAGCTGTAGTATTGTGTTGCCATTCGGCTACTTGTTCATAGCTAGGTAATTCAAATACTTGTATAGCCGCATTGTCGCCACCTGTGCCCATACTAGGATCAAGTGCTACTGCATATGTAAATTCTGGAGTTGGCTTTTTGTACCAACGGGTTTGTCCCATATTTACTAAAGGACTATCGCCTTCCATTTCCGTACGTATTAATGAACTCATAAGTGTTTCATC